AATGAAGTCCTTGCAGCCTATGGCCGCCTATGGGTAGCTGACACAAGTTCCAATAAGACTACAATCTATTGGTCTGACTTGCTCAATGGTCAAAAGTGGTCTGGTGGTACCAGCGGGTCCATTGATATCACTAAGGTATGGCCTGATGGTTATGATGAGATTGTAGCCTTGGCTGCACATAACAACCTTTTGATCATCTTTGGTAAGCATAGCATTGTGTCCTACCAAGGGGCTGAGGCTCCTGCCACTATGGAGCTTTATGACACTGTGGCGGGTGTTGGGTGTGTTGCAAGGGACTCCGTTCAGTACACAGGGACTGATGTGCTCTTTATGAGCTACTCAGGTCTTAAGTCCTTTGGTAGAACCATTCAGGAAAAGTCATTGCCTTTGAATGACCTTTCAAGAAACATTAAGACTGACATCATTGCTACTATTAGAAATGAAACAGGTCAGGTAACCTCTTGCTACAGCCAAGAGAACTCTTTTTATCTTGTGTTTTTCCCTTCAAGCAACACAATCTATTGTTTTGATGTCAAAGGAACACTGGAGGATGGGTCTTACAGAGTAACTCGATGGCCCACCAATAAACTAAAGTGCTTTGAGAGACTGGTGGATGGTACTCTTTATGTGGGAACCTCCTCGGGTATTGCAACGTACTCTGGTTATTCAGACGGTGGTGCAACCTACATCATGAGATACTACAGTCCCAATCTCACCTTTGGTGACCCATCAAAACTTAAGTTCCTTAAAAAGATTAAACCCACTATCATTGGGGGTAACTCAACCAATATAACCTTCAAGTGGGGCTATGGCTTCAATAGCTCCTTTAAGTCCTACCAAGTTAATCTTCAAAGCTACGGCTCATTCCCTTACTACAACATAGCAAAGTACAACATAGATGAATACTCAGGTGGTTCTCAATACGTGGTACCTAATATAAACACAAACGGTAGTGGTACTAATATCGTGGTAGGTCTTGAAGCTGTCATAACGGATCAAATATCGTTACAGGAATTTAATATTTACACCCTAGTCGGTAAGGTTTACTAAGAGGATAAATGCATGAATTGGTCTAGTCTGTTTAGCAGTATTGGTAATAACATTGGTGGCATAGGTCAAGCAGCAGGTCTTGCGGGTGCAGGACTGTTGTTTAATAAAGCCTATGAAAACATGGGTGAGGTAGGGAAAACAGCACAAACTGCATCCAACACCCTTGCTCAACAAGCCCTTGGTCAAACACAGTTTAGACCCTTCACGGTCACTACGGGTCTTGGCAATCTTCAGGCTACTCCTCAAGGTGGCTATAACATGAACCTGAGTGCTCAACAGCAGGCACTTCAGAATCAGCTCTTTGGCGGTGCTCAAGGGTTCTATGGTCAAGCCATGTCACCCACCCTCCCTGCACAGCAGGCTTTGCAAAACCAATTGTTTGGAAGTGCTCAACAAGCCTTTGGTCAAGCAGGGATGGGCTTGAGTGCTTCGGAGCAAGCAGCACAAAACCAACTCCTTGGGAGTTCTTTGACTGCCTTTGGTGGCGCTAATCGTGGTCTTAGCCCCCAAGAGGCTGCTTTGCAGAATCAGTTGCTCGAAAGCACTAGGGCAGGTTTTGCTAACGCACAGATGGGTTTGTCACCACAACAGCAAGCAATGCAAAATCAACTCTTGGGTTCATCCATGGGTGCCTTTGGTGAGGTTGGTGCTCAACTAAGCCCACAAGAGATAGCCACAAGAAATCAACTTTTTAATCTATCTCAACAACAGTTTGGTGTTGCTGGGCAAGGTATGTCTCCTGAGCAAGCTGCTCTACAGCGACAATTAACGTCAGGTGCCTCTGGTATGTATGCACAGGCTCTCATGCCCCAGGCAGAGCGTCAGCGCCAAGTGTACAACCAACTTAGGGCAATACAGGCACCTGAAGAAGAACGTCAGCGTTTGGCTCTTGAGGAGCGCTTGGCGGGTCAAGGAAGGCTGGGTGTGCAAACAGCACAGTACGGTGGAACCCCAGAGCAGTTTGCTGTTGCTAAGGCGCAGGCGGAGGCTCAGAACCAAGCCTCTGTTGCTGCTATGGAACAAGCAATGAGAGAGCAAGCTCAATCAGCAGCCCTTGCAGGACAGTTCCAAGAAGCAGGTTACAGACCCATGACCGAACTGCAAAGACAACAACTAGCAGCTTCTCAGCTTGGTGGTCTTGCTCAACAGGCGGCTTACACCCCTCAAGAACAACTTCAGCAAAGCCGTGCTTCTGCTGCTGGTCTTGGATCTGCTCTACAAGCCGCAGGCTACACACCCACTGAAGTATCCCAAAGGCAGCGTGCTTTGGAGTCAGATCTTGCTTCAGCGGCTCAAAGGGCTACCTATACACCCATGGAGCAACTTCTTCAGCAACGCCTTGGGGCAACTCAAGTGGGTTCTGCTCTTCAAGCAGCAGGGTATACACCTACTCAGATCTCCCAGACACAACGTGCTCTTGAAGCAAACCTTGGTAATATCTTCCAGCAAGCAGGGTACACTCCCTTTGAGAAGAGAATGCAGGAGCAGGCTCAGGCTGCTGAACTTGGAAGGTTGTTCCAAACGGGTGGCTATCTCCCCTTGAGTTCCCTCCTTAGTGCTTATCAACCAGGTCTCCAAGGTGCTCAGTTGGCTTCCCAGATGCAGCAGTCTGGAGCAGGGCTCTTTGGTGAAGCCACTATGGGTGGTATTAATGCCCTCTTGGCAAGCCGCTTGGGTCAAGGTACTCTTGCGGGTAACATTGGTTCTGCACTGGCTCAAGGGACCATGGGGGGTATGTTGAGTCAAATGGAGAATGGTGGAAACACAAGTCTTGGGAATCTCTTTGGTGATATTTTTAAAGGCATTGAGGGGTTATTCTAATCATGGCAAGTATCAGTGAATCAATTATCCAAGGTCTAATGAGACCTGCATTTGATGTACAGCCCCTTGTGGAGCCCCTTGGGATGCTCTTGGGTGGTGCTGGGGCTAAGAGGGCTAAGGAGGAGAGACAAATGCAGGCTATCCAAAGTCTATCTTCTGCTCAGACTCCAGAACAAACTAAAGCTGCCTTAGCTTCTATAAGAAAGCCTGAAGATGCTGTAGCTGCTATGCAGTATGCTAACCTTTTGGCTCAACTAGGGCAAACTCAGGCAGAGACTAGACAAAACGAAGAGGCTTTGGCTGGCCGTACTCAACTGGTGGAGGCTCTCTCTGATCCTAATTCTGATCTTTCAAGAAGACTTGGTTCTGCTAGGGAAGGTATTCTTTCCGCCGCTAGCTCAGGTTCTGCTACGGGACTTTCTACAGCAGTTCGAGATGCATTAAAAAGCCGTGTTCCTGTGAATACAGATCTTGTGTCTCAATTGCAAGCCATTAGTGGCTCTGGTAATCGAGCAGCGTCTTCTTACTTGAGTGCGCTTCAAGATCCTAGCGGTTATGTTGATAAAGAAACTCAACAAGCTGCCTTGAGATACTTGGGGACTTATTCTAACCAAGGTTCTGATAAAGTAGCTAATCCTGCTTTAGTGGATAGCCTGAATAAAACTGGAGATCCTGTAGCACAGGTAATTGCGTCTACTTATGAAAATGATCCAAACTCAACGATTGCTTCTCTTGGTATAGATTATCTAAGGGATCAAGGGGCTTCTTCTATTCTGAAAGGACTGGATTTTAATAGTGTGACTGCTCTTGAAAGTGCTTTACCTGATTTGACTAGTAATCCAGGTGCTCTGGATGTTGTTCAGAAAAGAATAGATGAGCTTAAAGTTGGAGAAAAGGTTGACTACAAAGGCATAGATGAAGCACTGAACACAACGATTGGACCAGATGCTTACAATAGAGCACGAGAAGCTATTCAACTTGCAGATAGTTTTAGTAGCCTATTGGAAAAAAATAAGTATACCAAGGGTCAACAGTACGCCTTGGATACAATGTATACAACGGCGTTTAGTTCAAACCAGAGGGCTATGGCAGAATTTTCTAGGCTAGGTGTTTCCAATGACCTAGTAGGTAGGATTTCCGACTCTATTAGCAAACTTGTGAAAGGCACACTTACAGAAGAGAGTCTGAACGAGTTGAAACAAAATCTTAGGAAGGTTTCTATGTCATCCAGAAAAGCCATTCTTGAAGCTGCCGATAGAGCAGAGGCTGCTGGTGATAAAAGAACAGCTAGACAGATCAGAGCAATTCACGGAACTTCTGCAAGGGATCTATAAATGACTCAAGATGAATACGATGATAAAGTTTTCATAATTGAAAACGCTTATGATCTTAATGATGAAGAAAAGGCTCAAAAGCTAGAGAGAGTCAAGAAGGAATTTGAGGCTTCTCCACCACCAGAGCCAGCACCAAAAACTTCTTTTCTCCAAGACGTAGCTCTTGGTGGTCTTGATCTTTTGTCTTCAGTGCCTGTTATTGGGTCTTTGGTTCAAGAAGATCCACTGACTCGCCTTGAAAGGCTTGCTGGGACTGAAAGAGGAGGAGAAGAAAGCTACGCTCAATTCATAAACCGTTCAGCGGAATCTGAAGCAATTGCTCAAGAACAGCAAAAGAGAAGTCTTGCTGGTGTTCCTATGGGAGCAGAGCAGGGCTTTGGTGGAACATTAACGAGATCTCTTGTTGATCCCACTATTGTTGTTGGACCTGGTAAGTTCGGGACAGGGGCAAAAGCCATTGGCTCTGTCCTTGGGTTTAATGTGGCTCCTAATACAGCAATAAACGCAGCAGTAATAGGATCTTCAGGCATTGTTGATCGGACATTCCCTGAAATGTCTTTCTTGGGTAAAGAACTTGCAACGATGATTGCAGGGACTTCCGTTGGTCTTGGGGCAGGATCTCTTATGGCAGGGTTTGAAGGGGCAAGGTCAATAAACCCCCTTGAGGCTCTTTCTTCTGCTGACATAAGAACAAAGGTTGCAGGTATCAAGGCTGCTGAAGGCTCTCCTGAATCCCTTGCTGCAAAGCTACAGTACATTGAGGACTTGGGTAGGATAGCAGGGATTGACTTTACAAAAGGCTTTGCTAGCTTCATAGACAACCCCCATGTGAAGTCACTTATCCAAAGTTACTCTCAGACGGACCCTGAGTTTAATGTTGCTTTCATGGCACGTTTGGATGATATGTACTCCAAACTTTCAAAGGCTTCCGATGAGATCATTGGTTCAATGGACGAACAGGATCTCAATGCAATAAGAAAGTCAGTTCAAGAATCTGGTTTCCTTGAAGAAAAACTGGCAATAAAGAACAGAGATGATGCAATCTCCCAAGTTGACCAAGAAACCCTCAATCTTAGTGAACAGATCTATAAGGATAGAGATGTAACTACGGCTGACCTTGGTAAGGAAGCCTATAATGTTTTAGAGGGTAAACTCAATAGCATCAAGTTGAATGTAATCAACCCTGCTTTTGAAAAAGCTAGGAAAGGTGCTCAGGACAGAAAGACTCAATTAACTTCAGCGGAAGTAGGTAATATCTGGGGTGTCGCTAGAAACCTAGATAGTAGTCTTGCCTTTGTTCAAGATTCGCCAATAGCTTCTTCCATTCTTAGGAAGTGGGCACCGGAAGAAAAAGCACCTCAAGCTCCTTCTAGGATTCTCTACACTAAAACAAAAGAAGAACTAGAGGCAGAAGCTCTAAAGCAATCATCTGTAGAGACTTACTTCAATCCAGTCCCTGTAGAACAGATCATCTCTTTGGACCAAGAAGTTTCTAAACTGCTTCGGGCTGAGTACAGGAAAGCTAATCCTGATAATCAAAAAGTTATCAGACTAAAGCAACTCAAGACTTCAGTTGAAAAGACAATCAATGAGAGTGTTGTACAAAGAGACCCTGAGTTCACTGCTGACTACAATGAAGCTAAGGGTCTTTTCAAGGCTCTGATTGCTGGTCCTATTAGGGACACCAGTCTTAGGTCTCTTAATAGCAGAACACTTTCCACTGAAGTGTTTAACAACTTTAGCAATGTTCAAAAGGTTCGTGACTATCTTGACTTTACAGGAGAGGCTGGTGCTGATGTTGTAAGAAGGGCTTACAGGTTCCATCTTCTTGGTATGCGAGACCCAGGAACAGGCTTCATTCCTCAAACTAAACTTAATGCTTTCCTTCAAGATCCCAATACAGCAGCTACGCTTAGGCAGCTTGGCATGTACGATGAACTGAAGGGGGCTAATGCAAAACTTGCGGAGTACGAAGCTCAACGTCAACAGCACAACGAGACTTACAATAATTTTGTAACTGAGAATGCTAGAGGTTTCTTTAATGCTATAGCCAATAAAGAGCTTGACGGTGTTGTTACGGATATGCTCAACAACCCAGCAAAGAGAGAGAACTATGTCTCAGCCATCTCAAGGCTTCCTAAGACACAACAGGATCAGATTAGGCAGGCATTGAGAAGGGAGTTTAAGACAAAGGCTGAGAAAAGCAGCCAAAGTCTTTCTGAGTTTGTTTTGGATGAAACAAATGCACCAGCAGCAAAGGCAATCTTTGGTGAGGAGCACTATGGGAACCTAGTTAAGCTCGCTAGAGTTGAAGATCAGATAAACCAAATGGCGAACACACTTTCAGTAGCCACGTTGAGGACTGGTGCTACTGATGCTTTCCAAGAGGCAACGGGTGTTTCTTTGGCTTCAACATTGGGTACTCTTAGAAACCAAATACTTTCAGGTCCGAGAAAAGCATTGAATATCACTTCACAAATGCTCACCTCAAAAGGTAAAGACCTTGCTACAAAGAAGTACGAGAATCTTTTGCTTGATGCAGATGTTGCTAAAGAACTGGCTAACTCAATGGGTCTTTGGTCTAGACTCAGAGGAGCAACGAAAGATAAAGCAAAAGTAGCAGGAACTGCCTTTGTTAAAGCCTTCTTTGGGGGTACTCAATTTACGGCTCCTCCTCTGTACAGCAGACCTATGACAGTACAACAAGGAATGACGGTTCCAGAGATAGGACCACAAGTTCCTTTTGCACCCTTTGCCCAAGGCGCTCTTGCAGCAAAGCCTGTGTATGCTATGGAGAGGGCTTCAAGGGTTAATGAAGCAGAGCAGGCTGAAAGGCTTATGCAACAACAAAGACAACAAGGTATGCTTACTGGTGGTATGCAATGATCAAAAAATCAGACCTCAAATGTAACCAACCAAAGAGAACCCCAGGTCACCCTAAGAAGTCTCATGTTGTCAAAGCATGTGAGGGTGGTAAGGAGAAGGTCATTCGATTTGGTGAGCAAGGAGCAAAGACAGCAGGCAAACCTAAGAAGGGTGAGTCTAAGGAGATGACACAAAAGAGAAAGAGCTTTAAGGCACGACACGGAAAGAACATTGCAAAGGGTAAAAGTTCAGCAGCCTATTGGGCTGATAAGGTGAAATGGTAATGCCAGGTCTTTACGAGAACATTCATAAGAAACGTGCTAGGATTGAAGCAGGTAGTGGTGAGCGAATGAGGAAGAAGGGTTCCAAAGGAGCACCCACGGAAGAAGCCTTTGAGAAGGCAGCTAAGACAAAGAGGAGCAAAAAGTAATGTTCAAGGTTTGCAAAGGATGCCCTAGCCCAGCTAAGTGTAAGAAGGCAGGGAAGTGCCTTAAGAAGGCTACTCAGGAGAAGGTGAAAGGTTACAAATAGTCGTCACTTCTTGATAACTGACGAAAGAATGTAACACAAAAACAAGGGGGGCACTAAGCCCCCTTTGTCTAATTAGCTTTTGTCTGTCCATCAGTCGCGGGCTCTGAATCGGATCGTGAATGAACGCGGCTTGCCTCTCGTGAACTTGCGATTGATTTCATTGGAGTAAGCAGATTCTTCCAGCTCCACTGATGTTGCGGTCATGGCAAAGTACCACGTACCCGACAACCCGCTGATCGTATGCTCTCGGGCATCCGGCGTGATCGTCACTTGCTGCGTGTAATTGCCCGGCTCCTGCCCGTAATACACTGTGTACGACAGGATCTCGGTCGCAGGATCAAGCGCCATTCCATCCACATAAAAGTCGGGTGGAGTCCATTCAATCACTGCGGACGCGGCATGCGCGACCGATGTCAACACCATCAAACCCAACGCTATAACTTTTTTCATTCCTGTTCTCCTCGTTTAAGGTACTATGCCAGGGGGGTCGCTACTACCCTACAGACCCCCCCTTATGTCACTTTTTACAGTGGATCTTTGATAAACTCTATCTCACAGGCATTACCCACACAGGCTAGAGTTTGTGCCCCTTCGGTATTGTCAGACATCTCTTGGATGTCCCAATCAATCTCTTTGGGCATTGTCTCTATACCAACCAAGTAAGCCTCCTCAGTGATCTCCTCATAGGGAGCCTGTTGGTAGGTGTGCTCTGAGAAGGGCAGGAAGCTAATCCCGGATACTTCATCAAAGTTGTTGTAGATCCACTGACCTACCTCCAAGAACTCACTGTCCTTGTAGTACACCGTCTGTGACACTTTGTGTTCACACCAATAGTTCTGGTACAGGCTGTTCAGCTTCAACTGATCCATAGCGGACTGCTTGGAAGCCATCACAGAGCCTTCAGGAGCCTTTTGGTAGAAGGTGAATACCTTGGTAGTGGGTGAGGTCACATCAGTCTCCACAGGCACCCCAGCGGCTTCCAGAGTGGCACACAGGGGGTCTCTGGAGTCAGCTCTTACCCGACGTATGTAATAAGGGCTATAACGACCATGAATACCGCTGGCGGAATTAACCAACTGGGATACAGTACCGGAAGGCTTAACGCAAGTAATAGCTGTGCTTTGATTGACGCCCAACTTGGCAGCCCATTCTTTATTAGTTTCAATTGCAGTCTCCTTCATGGCAGTAAGCCACTTTCCAAGATCCTTTGAATTGGGATTACCCAACAACCAATGATCCATGATCCCTGTAAGGGACACCCCCAGCAGACATTCTTCCTTGGTGTTCACAGCCCATGCATTCCGTAGGTAACGGAAGTCCGTCAAGGTGGACTGAAGTGTTCCAAGGATTGTAGCTACACGCACCTTGTGCTTTAGATCCTCCAAGGTGTCATTGGGTCTAACCACAACCTCACTCAGGTTACAGAACTGGTTAGGACGCAGGATGATCTCTGAGCAAGGGTTTGTACCAAACTCAAAGTTAGTGTCCCTACGACCATTCCTGGCTGCCTGCTTCTGAGAAGCTACCCTTGAGAAGATCCCTCGTTCACCACTACGGGATTCATACAGTGCAGCCCATTCAGATAGGAATTGATCAAACTCAGGCTTCTCCGTATAGCAAGCACTGTTGTTTGACAAACCACGCTGGGGCTGGTCTACCCACCACTGACCATGCTTTGCACGCCGTAGGCGATCATCACTCAGGTTACTCAGGCTAATCAGGGCTGACCTACGGACTCCTCCAACGACAACAATCTGAGCGATTTTGCAGCAGAGGTCGTGGCATTCCAGGCTTGTAAGCTTTCTTCCAGCAGCTCCCTTAAAGAGGTCAACTGAGAACCGGAATAGGCTGACAAGAGGTTCTGGACCTGAAGCCCTCCCTCCGAAAGTCCGGAGAGGTGCCCCAGCAGGACGCACTCGACTAACGTCCCACTTGGGTACTTGACCTGAATAGAGCAACGATAGGAGTTCTCGGAAGGCTTTTGCCCACCCGATCTTTGAATCCGATACGTGAATGATGGTGTCTGTGTCATAGAAGTCTTCAGCTACTTCAGGCAACTTAGCAATGTATTGTCTTTCTACACTAAAGCCCACCCCAGTGCCACACATGAGAATGTACATCATCTCATCAAAGGCTCGGGGGCTGTCTACGGCAATGTAGCTACAGTTGAAGCCTGCTACGTTGTCTCGATCCAGTGCTTCCCCTGCTGTCATCAGTGCCCGCATGGAGGGCATGACTTGCATGTCAAAGATGGAAGCCCAAAGCAAGTCCTCTGTCTCTTTATCAATCAATCCTTTGTTAAACCAATAATTGGTGTATCGAAAGACTGTCTCTCCCCAATGCTCCCTTCGGTTGTGGTTGGGTAGGTATCGAGCATACCTGGATTTATGAATGTACTGTTGGTATAGATCCATTAGAGATCCTCCTCTTCCTGTGTCCCCATAGCCATTGCAAACTGAATGTTGAACTTATGTGCCTCAAGGGCACCAAGGATCTCTATTGGGCTGAGTATGGGGTAACAGATGGTGTGTAGCTCCCCTTCATGCTCAATGAAGGCTACAAAAGAATCAGGAACCTTATCCTTGATCTCAATTTTATCAAGGATCTCCTGAATGGTCTTTTCAGCTTCTTCTTTTCCCTTCTTCCCAAAGCCACCTTGAATGACTTGCATCAGCGATCACCTCTACCCTGAATGGTCCCATCTTCCAATCGCTTCTTAAGTTTCTCTACATTGGCTTTAGCTACTTTCTCAAAGTCAATGTTCATATCATCCAAGATCATGGCAAGGTTCCAAAGGACATCCCCTGCTTCACTGATGACCTTTACACGGTCCACACTAACAGCATCACCCCTCAGAATGGGCTTGATGAACAGGTCAGCCAGTTCCGCTGCTTCCACCATGAGAGAACAAACGGGATACATTCGGTCTTCATAAAGCGCAGTGCGAGAAGCAAGGCGCTGATACAGATTAAAGTCAAGATATTTTTCCTCTTTATTTTCCATGCACAATGTACTCCTCAATGAGTCTTTCCAAGTACCAGCTAGCCTTCTTAAGATCCTCAAGACCATTCTTGTACTTATACCTGTGCATATATTTTAACACAGAACCCTCATAATAGTTACACAAACCTGATCCCAATTGTTGCCTAATGTATTCTATGGCTTCAATGGACCCTTGGTTGTAGTGCTTTGGCTTTGCAACGGCATCCCATTCAGCAGGGGTAGCATTGTCAATACTGTTTCTCATAAAGAATGTCTCCCAGTTACAGTCTTGCCGACTTCTTTCTCTTCTTCTTTGAAGCATTGTCAACATAAGCAAGGAACTCATCTAGTTGTGACAGTGTAAAGTATCTAAACCCTTCCTTCTCACACCACTTGCCCATAGTAATGTCAGAACCTTTACGTACTTTCTTCCTTGGGTCAGAGAGAATAAATATCAATTCATTGTACTTATTGATACTGTCCCTAATGGCTTTGTACTTTTGAGTATCACCCGTCCTAAAGAACCCCTTGCACTCCACAATGATCCCACTGTCCGAGTGTACAAAGTCAGGTTTGTACTCCCTGTGAATCACATAGGGCAACATGAAGGGTTCAAACTTGAACTCCCATCCAGTCACCCCTTGTGCAAAGTCCCTCTCAAGACCACTTCGGTATCTACTACTGGATCTCGGCATAGGGGATCTCTGGAACCTTGGGTTCATTGGCTACATGAGTGAAGAACTTTGGACCCGTGGAGTACACAAACCCTCGTACACCCTCCCAGCAGACCTTCTTGAAGTGACAGTAGGAGCAGGTAGCCGTCAATGCCATGTTGCCACTCTTGCCATCAGGCACGGGCTCTGCACAGGGCTTCTCAGGTGGTTCATTCTTGTTCACCATCTGCCATACGTGCTTCACTCGATCCTCGATGGAGTAGCTAATCTTCTCATGTACTGGAGCCTGGGTGTCCTTCTCATCGTACATGAGATAGGTCAGGTGTCCATTCTGCTTGTCCATTGCAAGCCACCCGTACTTTGTCTCACCCTCGGAGTGAGCATAGGCTTTGATCTGTCCCACATAGGCAAAGGGATCATCATAAGCCAGTGAGCCATCCTTGAACTTCTTAAAGCCGTAGGTGCTGGTGGACTTGATGTCAGTCACAATCCCATCAATCTTACAGTCCATAGACCCCTTGACTTCAGCGACTTCACAGGGGTGCTGTTCATGTGTCACCTTATGCCCGGACATCTTAACCAGGAACAGCAGCATCTCCTCGATGATGTGACCATAGAGGAACTTGATGAGGTTCTCTGGGCGGTACTTCTGTCGTGCTTTACTGTGATAGTGATTCCATAAATAACGGTCGTCTCTTCCAATATTTGAGAGCCTCAACTTGCGTGAATCGAAGCTCTTGCTAAGGAACTCCTTACGCATGAGATCCTTGACTGCCTCACCAAAGGCGTCAATCTCTTTCTCAATATCAACCCCCTCTGGTGCCCTCTTGGAGAGAACCAAAGAGTAAATATCGTCCACTAGTGTATGAATCATAGAATACCCTCGTTGTGCTTACGGTGCTTGACAAAGCGCATCTTTCGTGTTCTAGGATTAAACACTAGGATCTGTACTCCAAGCATCTCCTGAGCAAAGGTTCTTGTGAAACCCCAGTTCAGTTCACTGTTCTTGCTCTTGATATCAAAGAGCCAAACCTTTCCGTTCTTGATTGCAACAATGTCCACTGGACCTGTTGATCCAGAGTTTTGATAAACCTCAAAGCCTTTGTCCCAAAGCCAGGTCACTGCATAGAACTCAGCGAGATCACCCACTCGGCTTGTGTCCTTATTCAATGTGTTTCACTCCAATTGTCTCCAATGTGGTACTCACCAGCCAGAGGACAGTTGAGCTTGAAGTGAAGCCCTGCTGCTTGGATGGATTGTACTGCCAAGATCCCAAAGGATCTGGCTTGCTCTTCCTTGACTTCACTTTGTATTTCATCATGGATGTTACCTACAAACTTAAAGTCAAGACCCCACATATTAGCATACTCATGGAGGATACACAGTGCTTTTTTCATAACAATTGCACCTGCACTTTGAAGTAGAGTATTTAGTGCAGCATGTTCTGATCGGATATAAACCTTTCTCCCATCAACACCAAATAAGAACCCTCTATGGCTTTTAGAGGACACTTGTTCCTTAAGGGCAGCTAAAGCAGGCACGTTGCTAAGAAACTTCTCCTTCAGCATCTTTCCCTCTCGGGAATCTTTACCCA